GGGGGGGGGGCACCAAGGCGCGGAGGCCTGAGGCCAGGGCCCCGCCAGCCGACAGCGTCGAGCTGGCCGGAAAGGAGGAAACACATGAACCAGACGACCAAAGAGACCCGGCGCCGCAGCTATGACGCCGTACTCCCCAAGCGGGCCGCCCGCTGCCGCCTGATCCTCGAGACCCTCGGCAACCGTGAGCTCACGGCCAGCGAGATCACCGAGGAGCTCGTCGCAGCCGGCCGGATCCCGTACTTCAACCGCAACTACGTCGCCCCGCGGCTCACAGAGCTGAAGGAGATCGGGATCCTCACGACGGTCGGCCGCCGTAAGGCCACCCGCTCGGACGCCACCGAGGCCGTGTGGGCCAGAGCGGAGCCTTCAGGCCCCACGGGACAGACGGCCGCAGCCTACGCAGACAACCCGACCGAGGCCGAGCAGATGACGCTCGGATCGGCCACCTGAAAAGAAAGGAGAAACCCCATGAACGAACAGAACCAGCGCGACAGCATCATGTCGATGGCCCGCGGCGCCTTCGAGGAGCGCGTCGACTATGAGATGGACAAGGTGATCCAGAACATCCTCGACCCCAACACGAAGGCCACAGCCAAGCGCAAGATCACCCTCACCATCGAGCTGACCCCGGACGACGAGCGCCGCACCATCGGCGTCTCCGTGACGGCCAAGTCTACGCTCGCAGCCACCAACCCCGTCGCCACGGCTCTCTATGTCACCTCTGACGGCAACGGCGAGCTCGTCGTCGCCGAGATGGTGCCGCAGGTGCCCGGCCAAATGAACATGGACGGCACGCAGCAGGAGGCCCCGAAGCTCCTGAAGCTCGTCCAGCACGGATAAACACCCACAACACAGAACAAGGAGGACAACACAATGCTCGCAAAAATGATCGACAAAATCGTCAGCCTGAAGGAGACCAAGATCTTCGAGATTGACGGCCAGACCTACGCCGACGCATCACTCACCCGCATCCCGCCGCACGTCGACCGCCCTGACTGCATCAGCGTCAGCGGCCTCGATAGCATCTGCAAGCTGATCCGCACCGAGCTCGAGAAGGTCGGCACGACCATCATGGTGCAGGTCAAGAGCAACGACACCGTCGAGGTGATGACCACCTACCTGAGCGACTTCTCCCGCAACACACTCTACCGCGCCAAGGCTGACGCCCCGGGCCTGCGCACCGGCTTCAGAGGACGTGAGGTGGCTCTGATCGAGCTGCGGAGCCTCTGCATCCCTAACGAGGGCACGGCCTACCTGCTCGACCTGCTGAGTCGCATGACCAACGAGAACAGCGTCAGCACCAACGACAACGGCGTCACGCAGACCGTCGAGGCCCGTCAGGGCGTCGCCCTCAACGCGCTCATCGAGATCAAGCCGCGCGTCATGCTGCGGCCGTTCCGCACCTTCCTCGAGGTGAAGCAGCCCGAGAGCGAGTTCCTGCTGCGCGTGGATCCCGACGAGGGGATCGGCTTCTTCGAGGCTGACGGCGGCATCTGGAAGCTCGAGGCCAAGAAGAACATCGCCGACTACTTCCTGAAGAACATGGGCGATCTGATCGACGCCGGCAAGGTCGTCGTCATGCAGTAAATGGAGCGCCGGGCGGGCTCCGGCCCGCTCGGCTTTTCTGAAAGGAGCAGCACCGTGAAAGAATACGAAACCCTCACCCGTGAGAAGGTCGACGTCGTGCCCTCCGGCTGCGGTATGCCGGAGACCCACCTGATGCAGGACTGGAGCGACAGGATGCTCGACCTGATCCTGAACGGGCCCACCATCAACGGCATCAAGAAGGACGAAGTGCGGGCCATGCTGCGCGAGACCTACACGGCCCTGAAGCAGTACGAGAAGATCGGCCCGATGGCCTCGCCCTTCATCAACGACCCGACGGCCATCGTGGCCCGGGCCTTCTCTGAGCTCTACCCCGGCGTCGAGTACGTCGCGCAGTACGTCCCCGACCTGCGGGACGAGACCAACGGCACCGCCTACGGCCTGACCATCTTTCCCGACGACGGCAGCACGCCGATCGTCTGCATCTCGGCCGAGGCGCCCATCAGCGCCGCCCCTGAGCTGCTGGCGCACGAGCTGGCCCACGTCGCCACCCCGGAGGACACAGAGCACGGCGAGAGCTGGAGCGCAGCGTCGGAGGCCATATTCAAGAAGTACAACGAGCTCCTCGGCACTATGATCCCCGACGAGCCTGAGCCCATCCTCTCGCCCCACCAGCCCGGAGACGGCGGGATCCTCACCATGCCGCTGCGCGATAACGTCCCGGAGCCTCCGACGGACGACTGGCAGCCCACCACCTGCCCCGTCTGTGGCGCTGAGTGCTGGCAGACAGACACGGCCCGCCGGATCCTCGCACTGGAGCCCGACGTCCGAACCGCCTGCACAGCCTGCGCGCTGAAGGGGCTCGGAAAATAATACTGGAGGTAATACATGAACAACGAAAGAAACAACACGACGGCCGGCGGGATCGGCTTCTGCGGCCTTCTCGCCGTCGCCTTCATCGTCCTGAAGCTCACCGGCGTCATCAACTGGAGCTGGCTGTGGGTACTGGCCCCGATCTGGATCCCGACCGCCATCACCCTCGCCATCATCGTGATCGTGCTCGTGGCCATACTGGTCAGAGAGCTGACGAAGGGAGGCCGCCCGTGATGACCACGGAGGAACGCCGGGCCCTGCTGGATCGTGCGATCACGGCCTACGGCGCGCCGGCACAAATGGACATGGCCGTCGAGGAGATGGCCGAGCTGACCAAAGCCCTCTGCAAAATCAAACGGGCACAGGCTGGCTGCGAAGTGACCGCAGCGATCGGCAACGTGATTGAGGAGATGGCCGATGTCCAGATCATGCTCGACCAGCTCCGCATCATCTTCCACCGATCTACCGAGGAGATCGAGGAGGCGAAGCTGGAACGGCTGAAAAACCGTCTTGACGGCCGAAACAACTGGCGGGACTCCAGCCTCCACAAGTGGATTGAAAATCAATTCTCAGCAGGAGGTGACGGCCATGAATAAACCACAGCCGCAGACCGGCCCCGAGATCGAGGAGTACAGCACCACGGCCACGCCGAAGGCATACGCCGGCAGCGTCCCCGTGTTCTGTGCGCACGACGCCATCGTCCCGCTGAAGGATCTGCGGCCTAATCCCAAAAACCCCAACCAGCACCCGCCGGAGCAGATCAAGCTCCTCGCCTCTATCATCAGAGCGACGGGCTGGCGCGCCCCGATCACCGTCAGCAAGCGCAGCGGGCTCGTCACCAAGGGCCACGGCCGTCTCATGGCCGCACAGCTCGACGACCTGACCGACGCCCCGGTCGACTATCAGGACTACGCCAGCGAGGCCGAGGAGCTGGCCGATCTGACGGCTGACAACCGCATCGCGGAGCTCGCCACCACTGACAACAAGATGCTCGCCGAGGTTTTCGCCGACATCGACACCGGCGAGATCCCGTTCATGCTCAGCGGCTACACTGAGGACGACTACGGCAACATCGTGACGGCCCTCTCTGAGGCGCTGCACACCAAGGAACCGAGCAGCGACCCCGACGCCGAGATCCCGACCCCGGCCGCGCCGGTCACACAGTACGGCGACCTCTGGATCCTCGGCCGGCACCGCGTCCTCTGCGGAGACTGCACCCGGCCGGAGGATCGCGCCCTGCTGCTCGACGGCAACAAGCCTGAGATCCTGCTGACCGACCCGCCCTACTGCTCGGGCGGCAGCAAGGAGTCACAGAAGTCGACCGGCAGCATCGGCACCGAGAGAAAGAACGGCAAGGCCCCGAAGATCGCCAACGACATCCTCAGCACGCGCGGCTACCAAAACCTGATCCGCGGCGCGCTCACCGACATCCCATGCCTCTACGCCTACATCTTCACCGACTGGCGTATGTGGGTATATCTGTTTGACCTCGTCGAGGCGGCCGGCTTCGGCGTCAAGTCTGAGATCGTATGGGACAAGGGCACGCCGGGCATGGGCGTCGGCTGGCGCTCGCAGCATGAGCTCATTCTGTTCGGCGCCAAGGCTGCCACCCACTTCGACGGCCACAAGGGCTACGGCAACGTCCTGAGCATCTCCCGCTCCGGGAATGAGCTGCACCCAACACAGAAGCCCGTCGAGCTGCTGGAGAAGCTGGTCGACAACACGGACTTCGCCACGGGCGTCTATGATCCCTTCGGCGGCTCCGGCACGACGCTGGCCGCCTGCGAGGCATACGGGCAGCCCTCCTACATCATGGAGCTGACGCCCGCCTTCACGGACGTGATCGTCAAGAGGTACATCAGAATAACAGGAAAGACAACCGTGCGCTGCGTCCGTCAAGGCCGAGAGCTACCGCGCGAGGAGATCGCCGCGATCTTCGAGCCTGACGAGGAAGGAGGTGAGCAGGAGTGACGCCCTGACATAATGAGCGAGAAGCCGATCACACAACGGATCAAGGACAGGCTCGCGGCCTACACCGCCATGCTGAGGGACATCGACAACCAGCTCGAACGCCTCGACCGCATGGAGATGACGATGGCCTCACCGCCCGGCCCTGATCTGACAGGTATGCCACGCGGATCCGGCACACCATCCGACCGCACCGGCATGATGGTGGAGCGGAAAATGGAGCTCGAGGAACAGATCGACCGGCTCAAGGCTGAGGAGAAGCAGGAGCGCAACGCCATCGAGGGCCTGATCCTCCAGCTCTCCGACCCCGACGAGCGCGCCGTCATCCGGCTGCGCTACTTCGACCGGGCTGACTGGGAGAGCACCTGCGGCGTCCTGTTCGGTGATCGGCGGGACTACGTCGACAGAGTGGACGCCTACCAGAACAGGACATACAAGATCCACGGCCGCGCCCTGCTCAACCTCGCCGCCGTGCTGGACGAGCTGGAGCCCCTGCCTGAGCCGCGGCAGTAAAACGCAGTAAAAGGAACAAAAGGGAAGTAAAAGGAATTGAAAAGCAGTAGCGACCCGTGCTATTCTATATCCTGCAAAAGACCGCCGGACACACGGGCAACGCCGTGACAATTCCGAGCGGCTGACCAGAGGAAAACCAAATAACAACCGACGGCAAGAGGCCGACGGGCGAACCAACGCCCGCCGGTCTCTTTTTGCGTATAGGAAGGAGGCGACGGCCATGCCGAAGAACAGCATCTCGGCGCAGCTCAGCAACCTGCAACAGCTCGTCGCTGACCTCGAGGCAATCGAGAACGGCGGCAAGAAGGCCATCAGCAACACCATCAAGGACGTCAAGGCCAGAGCCCCGGGCTGGATCGCTCAGGAGGTCACGGCCGTCTACAACATCAAGAAGTCGGAGATCACGCCCTCGGGCAGCGGAAAGCCGAAGAAGATGGCCGGCAGCATCCAGATCACCGGCGAGACCATCGAGGAGCTCGCCATCACCTACAAGGGCAGGCTCCTGACCCCTGTGCACTTCGGCATGACACCGAAGGCCCCGCCCCGCGGTAAGAGCTACACGCTGAAGGCGTCGGTGCTCAAGGGGCAGAAGAAGGTAATCGGCCGCTATCTGAACACCCGTACCCCGGGCGGCCCGTTCTCGCAGCGATCGCACAATATTCTCATGGGGACAGGCAACACCAAGAGCGACGGCACGAGCTGGATCCCATTCCAGCGAATGAGCAAGACCCGCACCGACATCAAGAAGCTGACCACCATCTCGGTGCCGCAGATGATAACCAGCGACCGAACCAACGAGGCCATCATGCTCCGGCTCAACACCGAGACCAGCAAGCGCCTCGAGCACCACATGAAGCGAGCCCTCGGCCTCTAAGCCAGAGCCCACCAGAACGCCGCACAGCGCGTCCACAGACGCACACGACACCGAGCCCGGCCCACACCGCCAGACGCGCACAGAGCGTGCCACAGCGCCGCGCAGACGCCTACACGGCCACGCGCAGCGCCGCGAGGTACTGTGACGGGCCCCTCTGGCCTGCGGTGCTGGCGAGCCCAAAAAACGCGCAGCCGGGAAAATTTTTTTTCGGGCCGTTTCGTTTCGCCCGAGCGGCAGAAAGGAGGGAACGCCATGCCGAACCCAACCAACAACAAGCTCGTCGACAGCAAGACCATCGCGGCCCTGTTCGACATGACGCCCCGCCGAGTGCAGCAGCTCACCAAGGAGGGCGTCATCACCGCGGTCAAGGAAGGCAACGCCAACCGCTACGACCTGCTGCCGACGATCCAGAGGTACATCCGATACCTGACGGCCAAGGCCAACGGCCGGGAGCCGTCGAAGAAGGACAGCGAGATCGAGGGCCGGCGTCTGGAGGCTGAGGCTGACCTCAAGCGCAGCAAGGCAGACATCGCCGCCCTCCAGCTCAGCGAGCTCGAGGGCACCATGCACCGCAGCGAGGACGTCGAGGCTGTGATGACCGACCTCGTCTACAATATCAGGTCGATGCTCGTGGCCCTGCCGGGCCGTCTGGCCGTCGACGTCACCGGCGCAGCAACACCCGCCGAGGCGTCCGAGATCATCCGCACAGAGGTCTACAAGATCCTGACGGAGCTGGCCGGCTATAAATACGATCCCGAGGTGTACGCCCGGCGAGTAAGGGATCGGGAAGGCTGGGGCGAACAGCTCGCCGATGACGCGGACGACTAAAAAAGCCGCCGCGAAGCTCAATACCGCCATCGCCGGAGCGGTCAAACGCTTCGCCCCGCCTGAGAGTCTGACCGTGGACGAGTGGGCCGACAAGCACCGCCGCCTCTCCCCGGAAAGCTCAGCCGAGGCCGGCCCGTGGCGCACCAAGCGCACCCCGTACCTCGAGGAGCCCATGCGGGCCTTTACGGATCCGAAGGTGCACAAAATAGTCATGGTAGCCGCTTCTCAGGTCGGCAAGTCCGAGCTCGAGCTCAACATCATCGGCTACATCATCGACCAAGACCCCGGCAGCATCCTCTACGTCCACCCGACCATCGACGACGCCCGAAAGTTCAGCCGCCTCCGCGTGGCCCCCATGATCCGCGACAGCAAGCCCCTGAAGGCGAAGGTGCACGACGTCAAGGCCAAGGACAGCGGCAACACGATCCTCCAGAAGTCTTTCCCGGGCGGTATGCTCACCCTGACCGGCTCCAACAGCGCCTCGGCTCTGGCCTCCACGCCCGCCCGCTACATCATCGGCGACGAGCGCGACCGCTGGGCGACCAGCGCCGGCACCGAGGGCGACCCGTGGGCGCTGGCCGAAGCACGTCAGGCCACATTCTACAACGCGAAGGCGGTCGAGGTCTCGACCCCGACCATCAAGGGCAACAGCAACATCGAGACGAGTTTTTACCAAGGCACGCAGGAACGCTGGTGCCACCGCTGCCCCGAGTGCGGGGAGTACAGCGAGATCGTGTTCGACAATATCCATTTCGACCCGGAGGTCAAGCGGATCCGCGGGAAAAAGTCGTGGAGCCTCAAGAGCGGCGTCTCGTGGAGCTGCCCGGCCTGTGGCTGCCTGATCCCCGAGGACGTCATGCGAAAGCAGCCGGCCAAGTGGATCGCCGACAACCCGGACGCCTACAAAAAAGGCGTCCGTTCTTTTTGGCTCAATGCCTTCTCGAGCCCGTGGACTCCGTGGGAGAAGATCGTCCTCAAGTTCCTCGACGCCAAGGATGACCCGCAGCGCCTCAAGGTCGTCTACAACACCCTGCTCGGCCAACTGTGGGAAGATCGCGGCGACCTCGAGGACGAGGACACCATGCTCGCCCGCCGCGAGGACTACGGCACCCGCCCGGACGGCACCCCTGTGGAGCTGCCTGACGGCGTGCTCGTGCTGACCTGCGGCGTCGACACTCAGGACAACCGCCTCGAATACGAGGTGGTCGGTCACGGGAAGTACGGCGAGACGTGGGGCATCGTCAAGGGCTACATCATGGGCCGACCAGACACCCCGGAGGTCTGGCAGCGGCTCGACGACGTGGTCGACCACGTCTACAAGTTCAAAAACGGCCGCGGTCTGAAGATCTCCATCACCTGCGTCGACTCCGGCGGCCACTTCACCCAAGAGGTCTATGAGGCGTGCCGGGCCCGCGTCGGCAAGCGCGTCTTTGCCATCAAGGGCAAGGGCGGCGACGGCATCCCCTTCGTCTCGCCTCCGAGCAAGGTGCCGATCCGCGACAACAAGCGGATCACCTGCTGGCTCTACACCATCGGCGTCGACGCCGGCAAGGCGACGATCATGGCTAATCTGAAGGTGCAGGAGCCCGGGCCAAAATACTGCCATTTCAACCGGCACCCCGACGCCGGTTATGACCTCAATTTCTTCAACGGGCTCCTCTCCGAGAAGCTGGTGCTCACGCACACGCACCGCGGCGACCGCTGGGCGTGGGAGAAGCTGCCCGGGCACAACCGCAACGAGGCCCTCGACTGCCGCGACTACGCCAACGCCGGCCTCAAGATCATCAACCCCGACATGGACGCCATCGAGCGCCGCCTGCAAGGACTGGAGGAAAAGCCGAAGGCCCCGCAACAGCGACGGCAGCGGCAACGGCACAACCGGGCCGACGCCTTCGACGACTGGTAAGGAGGACACACCACAATGAGAAAGACCCACGAACAAATCGAGTACCAGCTCTCCATCAAGAGGAACCGGCTGGAGCTCTACCTGAAGCGAGAGGCCGAGATGCTGGACGGAGGCGTCCAGAGCTACGGCATCGGCTCGCGCAATCTGGCCCGCTACAACACCGACCTCGGATCCATCCGGGCCGCCATCAAACAGCTCGAGGCAGACATCGAAGCCCTCGAGGCCGCACTGAACGGCGAGAAGCCGCGAAAAGCTGTGGGAGTAGTGCCCCGAGACTGGTGAAAGAAGCCCCGAAAGGGGCTTTTTTCATAGGCCGACGCCGGGAGTTTTCGCTCCTTTTCTCCCGACTCGGCCATCTTCACCATGAAGGAGGTGAGCACCATCAGCAAAAGAAAAAGCAGAAGCCGCCCACAGAACAGGCGGCAGCAGCCGCGCCCTGTGAATAAGGGCTACGGCGACGCCGGCGCAAGCTGGCACAAGAAGGCGACCAAGGGCTTCAGAGCTATGAGCGGCAGCCCGAAGGAGGACATCGACGCCAACAACTACACCCTGCGGCAGCGTGCCCGGATGCTTTACATGGCGGCCCCGATCGCCACCTCTGCCATCCGCACCAACCGCACCAACGTCGTCGGCATCGGCCTCCAGCTCAAGAGTCGGATCGACCGCGAGGCGCTCGGCATGACGCAGGAGGCCGCCGACGCATGGCAGGCTCAGGCCGAGCGTGAGTTCGCTCTCTGGTCTGAGAACAAAAGGGCGTGCGACGCCACCGGCGTCAACAACTTCGCAGCCATGCAGCAGCTCGCACTCTCCTCGTGGCTGGTCAGCGGCGACGTGTTCGCCGTCGTGAAGCAGTACGAGCCGACGCCGCTCACGCCCTACTCGCTACGCCTGCACCTGATCGAGGCCGACCGAGTCGCCACGCCAACGACCTCCGGCATCATCACCCCGATGCTGCTGACCACCGGCAAGGCGGCCAACGGCAACACCATCTACGACGGCGTCGAGGTGAACGACGACGGCCAGATCGAGGCGTACCACATCCGCAGCACCTACCCCTTCGAGCTCGGCAGCACGACGACGACGTGGGCCCGTGTTCAGGCATACGGCGAGCGGACTGGCCTGCCGAACATCCTGCACGTCATGGAGAGCGAGCGCCCGGATCAATACCGCGGCGTCAGCTATCTCGCGCAGGTTATCGAGCCCCTGCTCCAGCTTCGCCGCTACACCGAGAGCGAGCTGACTGCGGCGGTCGTCGAGTCGTTTTTCACAGCCTTCATCAAAACCGAGGCGGGCGCCAGCGACAACCCGTTCAACGAGGTCGGGAGCAGCCTGCCGGAGGTGAGCCGAGATCCTAATGAGTACGAGATGGGCCCCGGCCAGATCAACATCATGGAGCCCGGCGAGGACGTGACCTTTGCAGACCCCAAGCGGCCGGCCAGTGGCTTCAACACATTCCTGCGCGCCATCTGTGAACAGGTGGGCGCGGCGCTCGAGATCCCGGCCGACCTTCTGCTCAAGAGCTTCAACAGCTCGTACAGCGCCAGCCGCGCCGCCCTGATGGAGGCGTGGAAGGCGTTCCGCATGAGGCGCAAGTGGTTTGTCGATGACTTCTGCACGCCGGTATATGAGATCTGGCTATCTGAAGCCGTCGCCCGCGGCCGCATCAGCGCCCCGGGCTTCTTCGCAGATCCGGCGATCCGCGCCGCATACCTCGGCGCCGAGTGGATCGGCCCCTCTCAGGGACAGCTCGACCCGACGAAGGAGATCACGGCCGAGATCCTCGCCATCGGCGAAGGCATCACGACCAGAGAACAGGCGACCATCCGACTCAACGGCGGTCAGTGGGACGCCAACGTCGACCAGCTCACTCGGGAAAACGAGAAGCTGCGCGCAGCGCAGGGACAGGTCGACCAGAGCACAGCGGCCAGCGGCACGATCTCCGCAGCTCTGCGGGAGGCGATCGTCGCCGAGGCCATCAAAAGCATCAAGGAAGGAGACAAGCATGAGAACGCATAACACTCCCCGGCTCTGCGCCGGGCCTCAGACTGCGGGCACGCCGATCAAGTTCTGGAACGTCGCCAGCATCGGCGACGACGAGGGCGAGATCACCCTCTACGGCGACGTCGTGAGCCGTCAGCCTGTGGACTGGTGGACGGGCGAGCCAGAGCCAGGCCTCTACATCGCGCCCGAGAGCTTCATGGAGGATCTCGCGGCCGTCAAGGGCAAGAGCAACATCACCATCAAGATCAATAGCTGCGGCGGCGACCTCTACACCGGCATCGCTATCCACAACGCCATCAAGGGCCTGACCGGCCACAAGGTCGTCGTCGTGGAAGGCATCGCGGCCAGCGCGGCCAGCGTCATCGCCTGCGCGGGCGACGAGGTACAGGTCTATCCCGGCAGCATGGTGATGATCCACGGCGTCGCCGGGCTGCTCTACGACTACTACACCCTCGCAGACCTGAAGAAGCTCCAGAAGGACTTCGACGCGAGCGAGCGGGCCATCGCGGAGATCTACCACGCCAAGACCGGCCTCGAGGTCGACCAGCTCCGCAGCATGATGACCCGCGAGACGTGGATGGTCGGGCAGGAGGCCATTGACAACGGCTTTGCCGACACCCTGCTCACAGACGAAGGCCCCGACGTCACCCTGAGCGCCGACAAGAAGGTGCTCCTCGTCGCCGGCATCCGGCACGACGTCAAGGGCTTCAGACACATCCCGGGGACGATCCCCATCGACAACAGCATCCACGCCGCCCCTGCGGCTGGAAATAAACACGCGGCCGCCAAGAACGACGGCCCCAAGAAGGAGGACAACAAGACCATGACCCTCGAAGAAATGAGAGCACAGCACCCCGACGTCGTGGCTCAGATTGAGCAGCAGGCGGCCGAAACTGCCAGAACGCAGGAACGCGCCCGCATCGAGGCCATCGACAGCATCGCCGCAAGTGTGGGCGACGCGCAGCTCGTCAGGGACGCCAAGTACGGCGAGACCCCCTGCACCGCTGAGCAGCTCGCGCTCAAGGCTATGCAGAAGCAGGCGGCCCTCGGTGCCAAGCACCTGAAGGACGCCAAGGCTGACAACGACGAGTCCGGCGCTGCCGGCGTCGGCGCTGCCCCTAACGGCGGCGAGGAAGGCAGCGAAAACGACGACAAGGCAAAGGTGGACGCCATCGTCGGCCTCTACAACTCCACCAAGTCTCAGAACGGAGGTAAGAAGTAATGAGCAAGAGACTGGACGAAAACCTCGGCAGCGTCGGCTATGACGGTCTGATTGTTGCCAACGAGCCCGTCGCTGACGTGTTCACCGTGACCATCCGCAAGGAGGCCACCGCCGCAGCCACCTATAAGCGCGGCACCGTGCTGGCCCTGTCTGCCGGCACCGCCGGCGACGGCAAGCTGGTGATCCTCGGCTCCACCGCGACCACCAACGAAACCCTGACCGCCAACTGCATCCTCGCCGAGGACGTGGAAGTCGGCACCACCGCGGACGTGACCGTGCTGGCCTACCGCACCGGCCACTTCGCCCGCAACAAGCTGGCCGTCGCAAGCGGCTACACCCTGAAGGCGACCGACGAGGAGGAGCTGCGCAAGGCCGGCATCCTGCTCTCCGACGCCATCGAATACTAAGAGAAGGAGGACAACAAAATGCCTTTTAACTTCTACGACACCCACACGCTGCTCATGGCCGTGCAGCAGCTCACCCCTGCTGCGACCTTCCTGCGTGACCGCTACTTCCCCACCAACGACGCGAGCGACATCTTCGCCACCGACGACGTGCTCGTCGAGTTCCGTGACGGCAGCAAGAAGCTGGCGCCCTTCGTGGCCCCTCGCAAGGGCGGCGTCACCGTCCTGCGCGCCGGCTACAATATGGAACGCTACACCCCGCCCTTCGTGGCTCCCCGTCGCGTCCTGACCCTCGACGAGCTGCGCAAGCGTGGCTTCGGCGAGGCTCTCTACTCTCAGCTCACCCCTGAGCAGCGCCAGCAGACCCTCATCCTGCGCGACGCTGACGAGCTGGGCGAGCTCATCACCAACCGCGAAGAAGCGATGGCCGCCGAGACCATGCTGACCAATGGCTGCGTGATGAAGCACATCGCCGACGACGTCGACAAGGCCGACGAGATGGAGATCCGTTTCTACTCCGAGGCCAGCAACCCCGCGACCTACACCCCGACGGCCAAGTGGGACGCCACCGGCGGCAAGATCCTGAAGGATCTGGAGGCCATGATCCGTATGCTGACCAAGCGCGGCCTCCGCGCTTCTGATCTGGTCTGCTCCCCGGACGTGGCTGACACCATCATCAACGACGCAGCCGTGCAGAAGCTCCTCGACAACCGCCGCATCGAGATCGGCAACGTGGAGCCTGAGCTGCTGCCTGACGGCGCCGCCATCGTGGCCCGCCTGAACGTCCTCGGCCGCATCATCAGCGTCATCTCCTACGACCTGACCTACACCGACGACGAGGGCAAGGACAAGCTCTACATCCCGTCCGGCAAGTGCGTCCTCACCGCTCCCGGCGCTGGCCGCACCGCCTACGGCGCCGTCTCTCAGGTCGAGCAGAGCGATGGCGAGTTCCACACCTACGCCGGCCGCCGCGTGCCGAAGTATGTGAGCAGCGCCGAAGGCAACAGCCGCACGCTGACCATCTCCAGCCGCCCGCTGATGATCCCCAACAACAAGAACCCGTTCATCGTTGCGGACGTCCTGACGGACTGAGCGCAGCAGAAAGGAGCAGAGCATGATCCAGATCATCAAGGGCACCTTCGGCTACTATAACGGCCGCAAGGTGATCCCCATCACTGAAGCAGATGGCCCTCAGAAGTTCGACGACGAGCTGGAGGCCCGTCTGGTGAAGGAAGGCGTCGCCAAGTACATCGGCGAGCTGGGCGAGACTGCCGAGCAGCCCGCACCCGCTCCCGGCGACGACGCCGACGAGCCTGCCAGCACCAACACCGCGGCCGACGAGGCCCCTGAGTACAACGAGGACATGAAGCTCGACGAGCTGAAGGAAGTGGCCACGCGCTATGGCGTGGACGCCTCTGCTATGCGCAAGAAGGCCGACGTCATCGCTGCCATCGAGGCCACCAAGGCCGAGCAGCCTGATGACGGTGCCGACGACGAGGAGCCCCCTCAGATCGGCGCCGCCGATCCCGTCTGATGGCCTTCAGCTTCAAGGCGATGGTCGAGGCTGACCGTCGGCGCACGTTTCTCAATCTCGACGAGTTCGGTGAGAAGCACACCGTCGAAGGCAGAGCCATCGCCGCCGTGCTGGACGACAACGCCCTGAAGGAACGCCAAGGGGGGCAAGAGCTGAGCGTCGCGGAGTCCTCTCTGCTGCTTTACGCAGCGGTCGAGGATCTGCCCGCTCGGCGCCCGGCGGGCGAAGGGCTCAACGTCGACGGCCGCGAGTACATCGTCAACGACTGGAGCGAGGACATGGGGATCGCCACCGTGGCCCTCGGCCAGACTGTCACCATGTAGGAGGTGCCCCATGTCCATCGTCAACAGCATCGAAACCGTCCGGGACTGGCTGACCGCCGAGGTCTGCCCTCTGGTCAAGCTGAAGCTCCCCGACGACAACGCAACGGACGCCTCCTACCCATACAAGCTGGTAAACCCGGCCGCGTTCTCGCTTTTCGTACCATCGAAGGACAGGACGCCCCCGAACATCGCCGCGCCGATCCCGTCGGTCTGCGTGCAGATCGTTCAGGGCGACGACGACCTGCTCCAGAGTGCCCGAGACATCAAGATCCGGCTCTGCTTCTCAGCGTGGGATCCCGGCTACCACGGGCCCGACATCTTCAAGCCGAAGGGCGACGGCAGCGGTACCTACATCCAGCAATACAACGAGGCGGCGGCCTCCTACTTCGTGAAGAACGGAGAGGGCTGGCGTGACGCATGGAATTTTGTGGACACAGCTCTCCGGCTGATTGAAAACGCCGAGTACCTCGGCGACCTCCGCGTCATCAAGGAGAAGGGCATCACCTTCGGCCCTGTCACGGAGCAAGACGCCGTCCCCGACTTCTACCCGTACTGGTTTGCATGGGCTGAGTTCTCCATCGAGGAGACACTGACCCGCAACCCGAAAAGCTACCAACACCTGCTTTAAGGGCAACCACTCGGCTGCTCTAATTTCATGCAAAGGAGGATAAGCAGATGGCAAACGAATACCTCTACGGCGCCTACGGCCACATCGGCGAGACCGTGGCACAGAGCGCCGTGCAGGCGGGCACCACGCCGGTCTATATCGGCACGGCACCCGTCAACCTCGTGCGCGGCTTCGGCAAAGCCGGCGTCATCAACGCGCCGATCAAGATCACCAGTCTGGTCGACGCGCAGAAGAAGCTCGGCTACGCGGCCGACTGGGGCACCTTTACCCTGTGCGAGGTTATGTACGCACATTTCAACAACACCCTCGGGAACATCGGCCCGATCTACGTCATCAACGTGCTCGACCCCTCTGAGGGAAAGCACCGCAAGGAGGAGGCCACCACCAAGACCCTCGCCTTCACCGGCGGCCGTGCCGAGTTCGCCAGCAGCACGATCATCCTCGACACGCTGACCATCGCAAAGGCGACCAGCGGCAACTACGTCGAGGGCTCTGACTACGCCGTGGACTACAACTTTACCAAGGGCACGGTCATCATCACCAGCCTGAAGGACGACGCGCAGCTCACCGGCAACCTGACGGCCACCTTCTACGAGGTGGACGACAGCGTCGAGGACAGCGACATCATCGGCGGCGTCACCTCCTCCGGCGAATACAGCGGCCTGAGCGCGATCACGCTGCTCTATCCCGAGCAGTTCGCGGTCTGCAATCTGATCGCGGCCCCCGGCTGGAGCCACAGTCCTGCCGTCTATAATGCTATGCTGACGGCCAGCCAGAAGATCAACGGCCACTGGGACGCCTTCGTCGTGGCTGACCTGCCCCTCGTGGACAGCACCGCGCAGGCGGGCGGCACGATCACCCAC